ACCATCAGTAACCTCAGCAGCTGTAAAGGAACGAGGTTCCCCGCCAGAGCTACGACGAACCTCGACTACGCTACCTGTGTAGCTGGAGCTAAGGTTACGCAGGGAGTAAGCCGCTGCTGCCTCAATGATAGGGCCGTCACGACCCGTAGCTGTAAGCTCACGTAGGTCAAGGGGCGGTGTAATCTGCTGGTTTACCCAGTTTGTTAGAACCGAAGTGCTAATGTCCTGAGCCGTAAAGTCCCGTTCGTTATTGTCGCTCTCACGTCGAACACGGACAACCGAAGGGCTGTCCGATCCTAGGTTGCGCAAACTATACGCAGCCGCAGCCCCTTCAGCAATCTGAAGAGGGCCTTCGCCTACTCTGTCTGTAATTGGAGTATGACCTAGGGAACCCTTTAGGCTAAGGTACATATTAGTACTTGTGGCAGATTACTAGACCGCTCGTTACAGCAACTGCGCTGAACTGACCGTAAAGAATTGTGCCTGCACCAATACCTACACCTGTTAATACAGCCGAGGACTGATCAACATTATTTGCAGTAAGGACGGAAAAGTTAGTGTCAGTGACTAACTGAATTGCTCCGTAGCGTTTAGCTGTTACGGAGTCCCCAGCGTCAAGTACTTCTGATCCAACTGAGGAAAATTCTAAGGTGTTATTTCTTGATGAACTCATAGTGATATTATAGCATACTTGCTACCTCGCTTGACGACTTACGTAAGTTGAAAATCTCTTGTTAATTGTATTGTTGTTTGATCGCATATCAATCTTTTCTAGCTCAAGTGCAAGGTAAGTACCCGCAACTTGTTCTTCGGTCAGAGCCTTGTCGTGCTGACCATCCATACGTAGGAAGTCTGCATACACGGAATGCGCCAAAAAGAAAAAGAACTCATATGGAATGTCAGTAGATGCCTCTGTAAAAGTAGGTAACTCCTTTTGATAGTTTACGAATACTGAAGTTGCAGCATTAGTAACAATGTTTAGTACATGAGCACCATTTGAATCAACATAGAACTCGTACTCCATTGCAGAGTTACGTAGGAACGGTTGAGTCCTGTAGATGCGCTGGAAGTCCGAGATGTTATCTAGGCTTGTTTGAGTATAAGGAACTAATCCTGAGTCCCCCAGTGTGCGCTCTTCGCCTATAACGGCGTAGCGTGGCCAACTAGGGCTAGTTCGGTATGCTTCAAATGCTCGTCGATTGACGAACTGTAAAATATTAAGCTTCTCCTCTGTGGTGAAACTACCTACACCCGAAAGTGCTGTTACTAAATTATATAAATCGCTGTAGGTTTTTGTCTGCATTATAGCTTGTTCGGTGTAAGGTCCGAGAAATTCTTTTGGAAATACTTCAGGAACTCCTTGGAGTGCACTGTGTCTTGTCCGTATTTTTTAATAAGTCTAAAGTACTCACGGTGCGGAATTGTTGCAACGCAACGTCCCAGTACTGGGTGCACCTTGCCTCGTTCTTGAGTAGCTTCTTTGCGAGCTTGATTTGTACGAGATGCTTCCGTTTGCTTTTCAAGTTGAAATCCATTTTTGATTTCATCCATAAAAGCCTGATCAAGTTCTGCATCAGAGTAAGTAGGGCCGTTATTTGTAATATTCATATTAAAAATTAAAAGTAAAAAAAGGGAGAGGCTGGGATTATACCAACCCCTCCCTGAAAAATCAAGCAGGATTACTGAGTAATCTTACCGTGAGCCTGTGGGTGGTAAACACCGAGGGTCAATGTGCAATCGCAGAATCCACGTTCGCCGCCACCAAGATTAGGTAGACGAGTCGAACCCATAGGGATCAGTTCGTGTACACCGTAGTAGTCAGGGTTGAGGAGGTAACCGTCATTGAAGTCCGAACCGCCAGCAAGAGTTGCAGGAGCAGTGTCTGGGTTCATGTTGACGATAGATACGATGCCGTGATCACTTTGGTAAAGCTCAACCGAGAGTTTGATCTCAGCCTTGTTACCATCGTAGTTTACTGCACGGATGCTTTCAGTTGCGCCAGCAGAAACACGAGCGAAGTCAGCGATAGTACGACGAAGACCAGTGTCAGCAACAAGCATAAGTTTGTTGGTGCTACCAGTTTGACGATAGATCGAAGAGATCATGTTGTTAAGAGCTTCTTCACCAAAGGCACCAGAAGTGCTAATGTCGTAGATAGAAGCAGCAGGGGTACGGAAGTTCGCAGGAACGTCAGTAGGACCAGCAGAGTCGATCCAGTCACCAAGACCACGAAGGCCGTAAGGTGTACCAGCACCATCTTCGATGCTGCGATCTTGTGTACCGATCAATGTAGCTTCAACGTCACGCTTAAGCTCACGAATTGCTTTAGCTTCAGCTTGTGCAATCTTAGCTGGACCAACGGACTCAACAGCTTCTTGCAAGTCGGAGACCTGGAAGTTGCGGCGGAATTTTTGGACGTAGTTACCAAGACGAGCACGGCCAGCGAACTGATCGGTGAATGTAGTAACATCTGCACCTTCGTCTACACCAGCAATGCTAGGAGCAGAAAGAGCGTCTACGGTCCACTCAGTGAATGTAGCACTGGAGCGTTTCTTAGAAGCGGATGAAAGGACAGGAGTTTCTTCGGGAGCCAAGATGGTAAGTACATCTGTGAGGTCTTCACGATTGGAAACAGCGGAACCAGGATTAGTGGTGTCGAATGTATTTGAGAATGCCATAATATTTTATATTAGAATTAATTTATCTGTTTTGTAATTGAAGGGTTCGGAGAGTAATGAAGTCACTCTTATCACCTGATTGCTTAAACTGAGTACTCAAGTTCTTGATTGATTTACTTGCACGGCTAGAAGGCTTATCTGAGCCTGCTGCACTAGGAGTAGAAGTATTTGATGGGTTAAGTCGTACCTTAGACTTAACGCTTTTTACTTCTTTCCGACCGTAGATACTATTAGCGGCGTGCGCTAACAGGTACGGCATCTGTGCTTTAACGTCAGACGGTAAGCTAGTCATTAATGTCTCGACCCTGGGGTCGCCCATAATGGCCTGGTACTCACGCCGTGTATCGTTGTCCTCGCCTTTCATCCAGGGTAGCTCAGCTTCAGCCTGAGCACTTAGGTGCTCCTGCATCTGGTTGCTTTGCTCTACCTTCTGGATCTCTACCAAGCGAGCAGGAAGGAATTTGTCACGAGCCTTACGTGCCTGCAATAATGCATTGCGGACATCAGCCTTAGTCATCTCCTTACCTTCTACTTCCGTGACAACATCATCAGCTTCATATCCGTCTGCATTGAACATAATGTCCTCTGCCCATTCAATAACATTACTAGCATCCGTAGCTTTTGATTGCAGGTCCTCAAGAGTCCCTACGCTATCAAACGGATTGTTTGTAATTTCTTGCTTTGGTTTAAGCGGATTGTTTTGCTCGGCAGAAAGTTGGGACTCCAGTTGTTGGAGTTTTTCCTCTGCTGCCTTGCGTTTAGCTGTGAGTTCTCCAAAGCGAGCTACTGCACGGCTGCCTAGCTTATCGGCTAGTTCCCGCAGTTCCACTTCGGACATGTCATCTAAATCAATCTGAGAAAGAACTTGCTCTTCTGTTTCCGCTTCGGGAGTTTCGTCTTCAGTACTCTCGTCTGATTTTTCTACTCCTTCTACTTCTTCAGTAGCAATTTCGTCGGCTACCTCTTCTTCAACCTCGGGAGCTTCTTGCTCTTCTGGTTGAGGCGTTGGCTGCCCTAAGCGTTGGATCGCAAAATCCTCTGCTGTGATATTTGTCTTTTCCACTGTAGTATTTTCAGGTTCAGCGATTCCCGTTGTGACTTCGTTGTTCATATATTTCCACTCTTCAACGCTGAGCGATAGCTATGTTTGCATTATAGCACACGAAATGTATGCTATGAAATTATTCGCTGGATGAAGTCTCTGCCCAGCTGGCCATTGTCATAATCTGATCGTAGCTTAAAATGCGACCTGATAACTGCTGTAGCTTATCAGTTGGCACCTCGTGCATTTCTGCGATGCACTCTTCACGCATCTGCTTGATTAGATCAATAAAGCGGTTAAACGAATCGTGCCGCTTTAGATGTTCAATGTCTTCTTGAATAGTCATATTAGTATTGTCCCATATCTTGGGTTCCTACTTCCCCCATCTGTGCTGGAGTTGTACCGATGCGGCCAATCTCAGCGTTCTGCATTTGTTGCATTTGGAATTGGTACTGACCTGCGTACTTCTGTAGGCGACCTGCAAAGGCTTCGTCCTCTTGTAGCTTTTGCTGGATGTCAGGCTGCTGACCGTACTGCTCTAGTACTTGCATTGCAATCTGTCCGCCGCTTGCACGAGCGGGCATTTCAATACCAGCGTAGATCTTAGTCAGGTCATCTGTAACGTCCTTGACTACTTGCTGCTGTGCATCCTCTACAGGAGTAAGTACAGAGTCCGCTAGGATTGGGTCAATGCTACTTGCTAGTACTGATAACAATTTGTCAACGTCGATGCGACCATTGCGATCCAGTTGGATTAGTTGAGTCATCTGAGCCAGCTTAACTTCCTGGGACTTAGGGTCCGTGTTTAGTACATCGTAGTTGATAGTAATATCAAAGTTTGAATCAGGGTCACCTCGGTCCATAACTTGTGGGTCAGGGACTCCAGTTACACGGAAGAACACTTCGTCTGGACCAAAGCGTTGGAAGCAACGATAAGCCATACGCATAACCTCTGCATTGTGCTGCAAGAACTTGTCCACGAGGAACTGCTTGCGTACACTAGAGATCTGAGAGTCTTCGTCTAGTCCGACTAGGCGATCTGCTAAACCCTCTAGGGTCTGCTCAATCTCAATGGAGCCAACAGGTGCAGGAGGAACAGGTGCAAAGTCCAGGTCACCTTTACGGCGATAAGGAATCATACGACCAGGACCCCAGTCACTTGGTGCCTGACCTACTGGGTGCAGGATAGGGGGTAGCGTAGATAAACTGTTGCGATCAATGCGAGAGTCACGCTCTACCTTAACTTGGTTCTGGATACCACGAAGGATATCTGGGACCGTAGTTGTGTCGTATAGACGCTTGCTATCTTCTGACAGCTTGGTGACTACAACTGGGTAGTCCTCGTAGCCATTGAGTAGCTCACGCTTGGCGTATGCAGGTGCTTCATTGTTCTCTCCGCCGTAATCCTTGTGGAATACTGTGCAGTAGATACCCTCTGAACCATCTTCAGGATCGACCAACCGCTGGTACGCATACACGATTTCTATTAGTTCATGTGCCTCGTAGGCATTATCGGTCAAGCTAGTACTGCGGCGGCCTTCCTGTTCTCTTTCAACGCTATCTATATTAACACCTCTGTAGTGCTCGATAATATATTCAACAAAATCAGCGTCCCATCCTGCGGTAGCTACCTTGTTTTCAAGTTCTTGTGCTGTATAGTAAGTCTTCCAGAAGCAGTAAGGTGCACGCTGTGGATCGGTGACGTACGCTGGAAAGAAGAAATCTCCGTCTGGGGCGAGTGTCTTAATCTCTGGTGCGTCAATCTGACGGCGTACAGTTGGAAGCTCCGCTTCCCCGAACTTGCGTAGGTCCTTAAGTGCTTTCTTTGCTCGCTTATCTGTTACACCATCAAAGATGTTCTGAAGCATAAACACTAGTTCATCGTCATTTTTACCTGACTGAACTGCACCAAAAATATTTGGGTCCATCTCTGCGATCTGCTTAAGGGTAAGCTTCTGCAGGAACTGACGGTCCTCCGTGTGCCAGCCTACATAAGTAATAAGCATTCCACGTTCTAGCAGATAGTTGGCACCTAGTTCCATTTCACGCTTGTAGCGAGGGATGTATCCGCTTGTTACCATCCACTTGAGGAATGACGATACGATCTCTGCACGAGCAATGTCGTTGGACTCCACTGGGTAGGCACGGATGTTAGACCGATTCAGCGAAGACATAAACAAAGACACCAGCCGTGTAATGCGTTCGTCAATGACGTGACTCTCTGTGTCTGATGCTCCCTCCCAAGGGAATGCATCTGCACCGTGCTTGCGGTGATCACGACTTTTGCCTGGCCACCAGTTGCGGCGGTCATCGTAGCTAGTACGGCACAAATCAAAATAAGCTTCCAGTTCGTTTACAGTCTGGTCGTATGCGTTGCGTAACGCAGTAATGTCTGGAGAGGCATCGACATACGTCAAGGCTTCAAAGGTGGATTTATTTTGCATCTATTTTTTTCTTTGCTGATTTAGTAATGTCGTGAATGTAGCCTTTGTATACCCCAATTTTATCACATAATTCCTGTGGACGCATTGGTGTTTCAAGCTGATGCCTTACATAGCGGTTTAGATACTCCCATCCCGCAAGTCTATTGACCTGTTCCTTGATCCATTCTGGATCTAAAGTAATGTCATCTTCACTTAACATAGCGATAGGAGGTTCCTGTTTCGTCAGTGATAGCCTCGACGTTTACATTCTTCCCAGGAGTGAAGTGATTCTCAAACTTGCGAGGGATTACTACTGGGACCTTCTTT